TTCTTGAAGAGTGAGGGCGATTGAGGGCGATTGAGGGCGATCAGCGTAGCTTGCGTTTAAGCTTAATTGCTCTTTTAACTACCTTGCGAGTTTTCTTGTAGATCATCCAGCAAAACACGCCGAACCCTATTAAGAAAAATAGAGATGCGGCGTGAGAGATTGCGTGGATGCTATTCAAATATGAAGGCCACTTCGCAAGGTTCTTGCATTCCTTCCGATAGCGTCCCATTAAGGTACTTAACTATATCCGCAAAGAACAGGGTTTTATTTTGATCCTCAAGCGACTTTGGAGCCTTAATTAAGAATAGCCCCTCATGGAACTGGAAGAATGTGGTTGCTTCCAGCCAGTGGTATTTAGTCGGAGCGTGCTTAACTATATGCTCTACGACTTGTTTGTAGGCTTCTTTAGGGTCTGGGATTTGGGCTTGCATGGTTTCTTCTTTCTGAAGATTTCGTCGTAGTTCTTTAAGTATGCTTCGGAGTTATTGGATCTGGGGGCAGATCCCTTTCCGGCATCGAAGTAGGGGGTGCGGCTCATTTTACCTCCTCGTGGTTAGTTCTTTCCCAGTTAGTGTAGTCAAGCTCGTTCATCTTGCGGCGTTTCCAGAAATCTTTTAAGGCCTTTTTCATTTGAATGCAAGTACCCATAGGAGTTTCCTTAACGCCGGAATCACAAACGTCAAAGCGGATTGCTTTTCCGTTCTTTGTGCAAGATGGTTCAATCATTACTGGAGGGATTTAAGAACATTCTCGCACTGGCAAAGAATGCAATTTTCTTTGTTCTCCTCGTCTTGTGATCCGTGGGTGAATCCCTCGGTGTTTAATCCGATGGCTACAAGAAGCTCGTAAGAATGCCCAAGAAGCTCCAGCATAACAGGAGCCTGTGCGAACAGCTTTGCGAACTTAACGGCCTCGTCAGCACTGACGGCCTTATCTATTTTCAATACTGGCACTTGATTAGCGTCCACTACGCTGTCTCCGTCTGCTTTAAGCGGAAACTGCATGGGAACTTTAACTGATTCCATGAACTCTGATGGGATAATAATACTCATTCTGTTGGTTGGGTTGTTTTGTTTTTGTGTAGGCGATTCTCTGGAAAGACTCGCATATTTGCTTGCTCCATGCTATAGCCTACTGCTAATAGGCCAAGCATAAGAAGATTGTCCTCTACGTCCTCGCAGGGCGTTTTGAGATAGTGGTCAAGGTGATCCCAGCGGCGACTGCAATGGCGAGTTCCGAAGAAGTCCCACCAAACAATCTTTGCCACTGCATGACGCAGGGGAATGTCATCAATTCCAAAAAGGCGATCATGCCACTCCTCTGGAGACACCTTTTTCATTTCTTGCGGTAGCCTAGCGTGACTTCAACTAGGTCAGTAAGTTGCTTGGTCTTTCCAAGCGTGTTGAGCTTTATCACGCAACGCAGGGCTTCACGAAGCTCCGCAACTTGATCGCATAGGTTCTCTATGTCAGCCTGTAGTTCAGAGTTTGTTTTGCTCATTGTTCATTTCTTTCTTGGTGATCTTAATGGATTGCTGATACATGAACAGCTTGAAGGATTCCGGCTCGTCTCGGAACCACTTTGCAAGTAGTACGAGATGATGCTCCCTAACGGCCTTTCCGTAATGCCAGAAGGCAAGTCCGAGGGCGAGCAGGATTCCGATAGTTCCTGTGATGATAACGAGTGTGGTCATATTAATTGAATTCTGCGGCTACCCAGTAGTCGGTTGAAAAATTACAAGCCCAGAATTTAGCTCCAACTTGAATGCCCTTAACTACCAAGGCATCGTCATAATCTGGATCTGTGATTGTGAATGAGATATCGTCTTTCTTGACTTTGTATTTCACTCGCTTGGCTTCTTTCTGGAGTTGCTTAACAAACTTTGTATCGCAAATTTTAATGAATGTAGTTGCTTTTGTTTTCATTGGTTGAGAGTTGTGTGTTTTTTCAGTTGTGGCCCCTCCCCTCCATGTAAGGGAGGGGCCGTTTATCATCAGTGTTTAATGTGGGTAGACATACACACCCTGTCTGGAGTTCTCCTCCAGCACTATTCTGATGAGTCAACTAAATCCAATCTGGATCGGTATCGTGAGATGGGGTTGGAGATGGTGAGCTATTGAAGCTCTTCTTCTCTCGTGCTGGCCCGACCTTGATGGACAAGAAAGGCTTTCCGGCCTTGCTGGTTTTCTCCCAGATGCTGATCTCAAAGTCCTTGCCATTCACATTGAGAGGGCCGGAGTATTGAGGGGCTTTGGGGTTGGCGTTGTCCTTCTTGAAGGCCGCACCGCTATTGGTATTATCGTATTGCATACTGCTTTTTTTGTTTTTGGTTGGTTGTTACCGATCATCGAATCGGAGGTACTCCGATCTGAACGATAAAGGGATACTAGCCCGACCACATGATCGTGCAAGCTTTATATTTAAAAACCAATCACTCGGTTGCTCTTGGTCTTGTGAGATTGTCAAGAATAAATCGCAATCGTGTTCGATGGCTCGGCTCTCACGGCTTGCACCTTCAGCATTCAACTGGGTGAGAGCGACTATCACGATTCCCATTTCCTTGGCAAGCGTTTTTAATGTGCGGCTCACTTCTGCCACTTGACGCTCACGGCTGTCCTTGCTGTTGGTAGGCTCAAGAAGCTGGATGTAGTCCACTACAATCATCTTCACTTGATGCACAGCCACCATGCGGCGAACTGCGGCACGAAGTTGAAGGCAGTTAAGGCTACTCTCATCACGAATCCAAATTGGGAGCTTGCTGATCTGTGCAACGCCCATGCTGATCCGCTTCATGAGGTCTTTATCCACTTCTCCCTCACGAGATAGTCGAGATATGTCAGCCCCAGAATGGGATGAGATAAGACGATCCATAAGTTCTCCAGCAGTCATCTCCAGTGAGATGATCCCCACTTCGTTCCCACCTAGGTCGGCAGTACGCATAGCCATGTTGAGAGCCATAGCGGTCTTGCCACCCTTTGTAGGGGCTCCTATGACGATTAACTGCCCTTTGCGGAAGCCTCCAGTGATCTCATCTAGCGGCTTAATGCCAGTGGTGATCCCGATAAGCTTGCCTCGGTTAGCCACCATCTCCTCATAGTCGTTTAGTCGCTTACACGCCACTTCCCTTACGCTCTCAATACGAGAGGAGGTCTCTGCATCAGCCGCAACCGACACAAGAGCCTTCTGAACCACTTCGGAGAGGTTCTCGGATTGAGTTGGGTCACTGGCTGTGGCAATGATCTTCTCGGCTACGGATATAGATAGACGTTGAATATGACGCTCCTTTAGAATGTCTAGGTATTCACGCCAGTTTTGGGATGTTGGCATGAACAGGAAGCACTCCGTAACATAGGCGGCTCCACCCGATAGTTCAAGGGTTCCGTTGTTGGTCATGTGGTCAGTGATCGTTACTAGATCAGATCCCACTCCGGCAGTCCATAGGTCAACGATGGCGTTAAATATACGCTGGTTGGCAGGATGATGGAACAGCTTAACACTGGCGGTGTCAGCCGCCTCATCCAAGATGGATGAGTTTTGCATTAAGGAAGAAAGGAATGCTTTCTCCGCATCTGGAGATTGAGGCAGGGTCATTGGATTTCTTTAATTAAGGTATCGAGTTTCGCCTTTCCAATTTTTCTGGAAAATTTTACATCACTAACTGATAATGTTGCTATTTCAACTGCTCTCACCAATAGTCCGGCAATCCAAACAAGCCTCTCCATTGTTTTTTTTTGGTTTTCCAAAGATGCGTTGAGTTCTTTCTCAAGCTGGCGAGAAAAGTCAGCAGGAGTTGTGGCACAAGAATAAAACCCGATATGAGAAACTGCTTTCTCGTCTGTGCGTGGCGTGTCGCTCATTTCTTTTTCTCCTTCTTCACCTTAACTGGCTTCTCTTTCTTGATAGCCCACCAAACTCCCACTTGAGCCTTAAAGGTGTTCCAGTAGCCGGATAGGTCGGGATTCCAGACGGCTTCAAAGTCGCCCTCATCCTCCTTACCGATACGCACGATGCAGTGGTTTGTAATCTTGCAACCAAGATTGTTGTAGTTCCAAAGCTCGGCATATCCTGCACACTGCCTCCAGAAGCTATCGCTAATCTTCTTGCTGGTCTTGAAGTCCATCAACACATGGTCTCCCTGTGGGTCTACGGCAATAAGGTCAATAGTCCCTCCGTACTTGTAAAGCTCATTAACAAGCTGAACTTCCGTAGCGACCACCTTGAGATCCTGCAAGTCCCACCAATCAAGAAACTTCGTGTAGCACACAAGAGCCTTGTCAATGTCGGCTTGATCGAAGTCGGATAGGTCAGCCACTTTTTCATTGAGCATACACTCAATCATGAAGTGAGCAATCGTTCCAATGTTTGCGGCGGTGTTACGCTCCTTGCGATAATCCTTACCTTGACGGCCTAGATCCCAAGCCCAATGAATGAGGGCTCCGGCATCATCGCCAATTTTGCAGATGGTTGAACCCCCTGCGAGTTGATCTCCGTTTTCAGAAAAGTATTTCTGATGTGGAGCGTCCTTTACTAATTTTACTTTTTCCATAGTTGTGTTGGTTGTGTGTTAATTGAATCCAAACATTTTGTCCAGATGCTGTTCAATTGCTGAATCAGCTTGCTTCGACCACTCCAGCTTCTTTTTGAGAATGAGGAGTTCGCTGTGAATCTCTACAGCCCTTGACGTACTGATCTGGATTGTGTCAAGGCCGTGATGCTTTGATGTGGTGATGAGCGAGTAGAACAAAGGTTCTAAAACTTTCACCATGCGTTTTGTTTCTGCTATCGTTTCTGCGGTGTTTGGTATTTGCATTCACGACCTATAGTCGGATTCAATTTCGTTGTCTACAAAAAAATCATCCATGTCTGAATAATTGTTTGAGTCCGATGCCAAGGCGTTCCCCAGCCCATTCTGATAGACAAAGAGTTCGCAAAGTAATGCAAGAGCGTCTGCTCTGTCTGGGGATTTTCCCTTCGTGCGTTTCTTCAAATCACGCTTACTTTCAAGTAATGTCTTTTCGTTCTTGAGCGTGTAGACTCTGGCACAAAGCTCCCTAGCCGTGATGTCATCAAGCCCTCTCAATCGTCCTGCCATGATGATTGTTTTGATCTGCCCCCACAATTGCGTCACTCGGTTTGCATACACTTGCTTGGCTGGTCTGGAGTCCTCCATGCTTATCACTTGGTCAGTCGCAGAGCCGCCGAAGCTCACTCGCACAAACCCTGCTCTCCACCGCTGATTGATAATATCAGCCACTCCAGCACCGGCTCCTGTGGTGTCAAGAGCAAAATCTTCTGGCTCCACTCCACGCTTTTTAAGCTCCCCAATGGTTTGGTCAGCCACTTGGTAGAACAATGGGTAAGAAGCATCGTCCATTAGGTTGAGCCTAATGCACTCGGTAAGCTCCATCATCACGCCCTCATCGGAAGCTGTTCCAACCTTGGCAAATCTCAAGATACAATCATCGCCATCGGTAGTGAATGCAGGGTCAAGGGCGGCTATAGTCTTGATGCGTCTATCGGCCCACACAGCCTTGCTACGAGCCTCGCCATCCGTAATCATAGCGGAATCCACCATCGTATTTCTAGCTCCGCTCTTGCTCCACATTCCTCGGCAATAGCTATTCCACTCAAGGCTCCCCTCTCCGTAGTTGCGGCGAATAATCTCCACGTTGTCTTGGGAGAATAGATAAGGGTAGATGATGCGTCCGGCCTTAATGTTGGGAGACTTCAAACCATCAAACCTAACGCAAATCCCAGACTTGGTTTCCCAATGCTCATCATCATCTCCAATACTTCCCCAGCCCATTTTAGGCTCACAGAACAGGCCGTGAGGGTCGAACATTGATGAGGCGTTAGCGATAGCCACAAAGCGGTAGAAGTCCGTACCCACTTGAAGGTTGGCTCGTGCAGAGAAGATGGCAGGGTTTGTCTGTGCCGCTTCGTCAGCCATGACAACCATGCGAGGCAAGTGAACGCCCTGCAACTTACCAACAGCTTGCTCCACGCTTCCGCTATCCACGGCAAGGGCAATGATGGCTGATCTGTCATCCCCTCGCTTGAATTGAATCTTGGTTTGCGAATCCACTACGTTAAGACCAAACAACGGAATGGTTGGCTTTGTGAACTTCATCATTTCAGCCCAGATGCGGCCTCGCAACGAGGGGACGGTTGTCGAGGTGAGAGCAACCCTAGTCATCATGGGTTTCGCCAAATACTCAATTAAGGAAAGTAGCGTGAAGGTGAAGGTCTTTCCGGCGGCGGCACAGCCTGTGATTCCGATTTCCTCGTAGTTGCACCATGCCCACAACGCAAGCTCGTTCCAATCGTTCCAAGTCTTAATCACATCGGGCCAAAGCATGGCGATGCAATGCTTGATATGCTGACCCCTGCTCATTCCCGAAAATCGGGATGGGTCTTTATCTCCAACCATCAGCAACTCTATTTCAAGT